ACAAGGAAGATAGTTTGTCAAAGACAACAAAAAGAATTTTAAAGAGTGCAGTTAAGACACCTTTTGTTGATTGCTTAGTTATAGGGCAAGGACTTGGGGTATTTGATGAATTATTTGATTTATTTGGCACTGTTTTTGTATATGACAAAGGTGCACCAAGAGTAAGACGTGCAAATGTTGTATATAAGTCAAAATTAAAGGATTGTTTTGTTCCAACTATAACAACAATCTTTATAGATAGAGATTTATTAAAAGTGTTGGACCATATGGGTTCAATTTTAAGTAATCCAAGTCCAGATGTTTTCATTCAAGACGAGAAAGTGATAGATAGAGTACAAAGTGCTAATCTTTATAGACATAAGTACAATGCAGTTTCACAGGCTGGCACTTTTCACGTTTGGACTTGCAAGAAAAACGGAGATTTTTTCCAATGACAATTAGTGTAGTAACAACATTCCACGCAAAAGGCTTACAACAGTACGGACAACGCATGATCGACAGTTTTATCGATAATTGGCCAGAAGAAGTGAAGCTACATGTATACGCAGAAGACTGTAATCCGCGAATTAAGGACCATAATAGAATTATATTGTACGATTTACACTCGTCAGTACCAAATCTTGTAGCATTTAAGAATACATGGAAAGATGTACCTAAAGCAAACGGTGATGTAAGCGGAGATCCTATAAGAAGTAAAAGAAGAGACTCAGGAAAAGGATTTAAATGGGACGCAATTCGCTTTGCACATAAAGTTTACAGTATTTTTCATTGTGCAACAGTATGTGACACACAAAGATTGATGTGGATGGATGCAGATACGTTTTGTCATAGTCCAATCACATACGAAAGACTAAATGAATTAACACCACCTAACTTTGATGTGTGTTTTCTTGGTAGAAAAGGCAAATTTAGTGAATGTGGGTTATATTCACTTACACTAGGTAACAAACAAACCAAGAGATTTATGAAAGAGTTTCAACGTGTATATGATGAAGCAGAAAATGACGGTATTTTTCAAATGCCAGAATGGCATGATAGTTTTGTGTTTGATGTTGTCCGTCAAAGAATTAAAATGTACGAATGGGATTGGGCAGCAGGACTTGTTACTGGTGAAGGACATCCATTAATTAACTCAATGTGGGGAGCATACCTTGATCATCTTAAAGGAGGACGTAAAGCCCTTGGAAAAAGCAAACGTACAGACCTACTTGTACCAAGAACGGAACCATACTGGAACCAATAATGAAATTCAAACTGTGGAAGCAATATGGCGCACTTAATTCTAAACCTATTTTTGCTGCTTTTGAACGTAGCATTGTATCTTGCGGGCACACTGTTACTGATTCCGATACTGACAGTGACGTTAATGTTATTTGGAGTGTACTGTTTAATGGTAGAATGGCGCCTAATCAAGGTATATGGAATCAATCCAAACCCACCATCGTACTTGAGGTCGGTGGAATCAAAAGAGGAACCACATGGAAGGTAGGAGTGAATGGAATTAATCGGGACGCTTATTTTGGGAGTGATAATAATGATAATACTCGTCGCAATGCTCTTGGGTTATTTTTAAAACCGTGGCGTAAAGAAGGTAGACACATTTTGTTATGTGGACAACATGATAAAAGTTTGCAATGGAAAGGCATGCCGCCAATGAGTTCGTGGGTAACAGACACTGTAACTGAAATTAGAAAGTATTCAGATAGAGTGATTATGTTTAGACCGCATCCTAGATGCCAGTTAGACTTAATTGAAGCATACTTACCCAACGTTACTAGACAGCACCCTGTGCATGTGTCTGGTACGTATGACGATTTCGACATGTCATTCGAAGATGTATGGGCAACTATAAGTTGGTCAAGCAATCCAGGTATTCACAGCGTCATAAATGGTGTACCAGCGTACACAGGACCTTCAAGTTTAGCATACAATGTTAGTATGTCTAGTCTATCTACTATTGAAGATCCTATTTTGCATGACAGAGAACAGTGGCTAAATGATTATGCATGGACTGAATTTACGGTAGAAGAAATAGAACAAGGACTGCCTCTAAAAAGATTAGAAAATTACCTAAAAACGCAAATTAACTCTTGATCTTTGCGGCATTCTATTATATAATAATAGTATGAGACACCATACATTTACAGAAGATCTATTCATAGATTTCTTGGACACGCTTGAGAGGAAATTTTACTCCATGCAATACCAAGACCGTTCTGCCGCACACAGTTTTTATGACTCTATTACACAAGGTAAGCATTTTACAGAAAAACAAGCCCAATATGTGCTAAAAATATTGTTTAAATATCGTAAAGCAGTTTCAGATGAAATTGATTACGGTAATCATATGGAAATGCCTCAATGGAAAAGAGAGTTTCGTGTTATTGATATTAGTAAGAAAGTTTGGGTTGAAGAGGTTGACAAAACACAAAGGATTGTACTAAGATTCCCTTTCCATTTTAAAACAGACTTTGACGATTTTATTAAAGAAATACGATATAATAGAGACAGTGAAAATCGTTGGGATCCAGAAAGAAAGGTTAGAACGCTTTCGTTATATGACTACAATCTTGTATTACTCAAAGAGTTCTTAAAAGTTAACGACTTCGAGTTTGACCACGAATTTGAAGATGTTATTGAAAGAGTTGAAGAAATTTACTGGGACGAAAAAGAGTATAGTAAAACTAGTAAAGTTAAAGAAGGTACTGTTGAGCTTAACAATGCTAGTCCTAGTGCTGAAGTATATTTCAGAAAAAACAAAACAAATAATGTTGATGCTGATCTAGTTTTAGCAAAAAGTATGGGTCATATTTTTACTGGTAAAAGTAAAAAGTATAATCAATGGACTAAAAAGATTGCAAGTTCACAAACTAATCAGTTTTGGATTAAAGATGTTGCAGACTTCCTAAAATTAAGTTACACAGTTGATGGCAGGGTTGCAGTTATACTAGATCGGACAAGTGATGTAAACAATTGGTTATATACATTATGCGATACCATTGATAATTGCGGGTTTGATAGGAGTGATTTTAGAGTATGCTTCAGAGCCAATAAACATGCAGATGGTGATCATTTGAATACATGGGTTAGAGATAATGGTTTTGGAGGAAAAATTGAAGGTGCTAAGTTTTTAATTTTTAATCAAAAACCTGCAAAGTGGTTGTTCAAAGAAGAAAAAGATGTTACAATATTAGCTAGTAATAATTTATTTGCCGGAGGGCAAACTATGATAAGACATTTGCTAAAGAATCATCCATGTGTTGTATACGTTGGTGATATAGCACCAACAGTCCAGGAGGAATTGATTGAACTGTAAACTGATTATTAAAGACGAAGTAAACATTAAGTGTGAAGGACTTGATGTTGCAACACGTCGAAAGATTTGTAATAAGTTGAAGTACGATTTACCTTATGCAAGGCACATGCCAGCATATAAATTAGGTAGATGGGACGGAACTGTTAGTTTCTTTGGTATTGGCGGATCAGGTTATCTTGCACACTTAGATGTAATTTTGCCTATCATAGACAACGCTGGATATGAAATAGAAGTTATTGATAATCGTCAACCAACTGAATTAAAGTTTGAAAAAATTACAGAAAATTACTGGGCTGATAAAGGTAAGGTTTGGCCTAAAGGACATCAACTCGAAGGACAGCCAATTGTACTGCGAGACTACCAATATGATGTTGTAAATAAATTTTTAGATAATCCACAAAGTTTACAAGAAGTAGCAACTGGTGCAGGTAAAACAATTACAACTGCAACATTAAGCCATTTGTGCGAACCCTATGGACGTACAATTATTATTGTGCCTAACAAGAGTCTTGTTGTACAAACAGAAGAAGATTATATTAACTTAGGACTTGATGTAGGCGTATACTTCGGCGACAGAAAAGAGCTAGGAAAAACGCATACTGTATGCACATGGCAGAGTCTTAATGTATTAGATAAAAAAGGCAAGTATGATGATGCTCTTACACTTGCAGAATTTCTAGAAGGCGTTAATGCTGTTATCATAGACGAGGTGCATCAAGCAAAAGCAGATGTGCTTAAAAAACTATTAACAATAAATTTAAAAAATGCTCCTATACGTTGGGGACTAACAGGTACCGTACCTAAACAAGCATGGGAATTTCAAGGTATACTTGCAGGCATAGGCCCAGTTATTAATCAGGTTACTGCGCATGACTTACAAGAAAAAGATGTACTTGCAAAACTAGATATACAAATTTTACAAACAAAAAACATCGAAGAATTTAGAAACTACCAAGAAGAGTATACTTGGTTAGTAACAGATCCTGATAGAATATCATGGATATCATCTAAAGTGAAAGAATTTTCACTGACTGGTAATACGTTGGTATTAGTAAACAGAATTGATACAGGTAAAAAAATAATAGAACAAATACCTGAAGCAGTTTTTGTTGCCGGCGAAATGAAACTTGCAGATAGGAAGGAAGAGTATGACGAAATTAAAACGTCGGATGGAAAAGTTATCATTGCTACATATGGTGTGGCTGCTGTCGGGATTAATATCCCTAGGATATTTAACTTGGTGCTTGTTGAACCTGGTAAAAGTTTTGTTAGGGTAATACAAAGTATCGGTAGGGGAATACGTAAAGCAGAAGATAAAGATTTCGTACAAATATGGGATATAACTTCAACTTGTAAATATGCAAAACGTCACTTAACAGAACGTAAGAAATTTTACAGAGAAGCAAAATATCCTTTTCAAATAACAAAAATAGATACATGACAAAATATAGAGAAGCAACACCAGAAGAAATAAAACAATGGCAAGAAACAGATGGCAAATGGTGGGCTGAAAGAGCCCTTCATTTTGTTGCCATTGCATCATTAGTACAAGTAGTAATGCTTGGGTTTATGATGTTATCATTCTTCTTAATACAACTAGGCGTACAGGGAGTACAATGAGTCAACAACAACAACATCAAAGTGATAAACTAAAGTTTCAGAAAAAGTCTATAAAAGATCAATCAGAAACAATTAAAGAACAACAAAAAAGAATAGCAGAGTGGATCAAGCAACAACAAGATCCAAGACACAATCAAGACTAATGAATATAGAAAAGGCTCAATTAGGCAACAAAGAACTAATATACGGTACCTACGAAGAATGCGAAGCATATGCTGATAAAGCAGAAAGCTGGGTAGTTAGGTATTTCGATCACGTTAATCCTTCCACAGTTTATAAAAACTTTAAATATGTGGGCAATGAATTATCTGATCCATATGCCGTATCTGTTCCTTTCGATTATAAAAAAAGTAAGACAAAAGGTACGTTTAACACAGCAGGAGTAAATTTAGACAAATGGTAGACGATGAAATACTAAAGTTACAAGAAAGTATAAGAGTATGCGAAGCTGAAAAAGTTAGCCGTAAGATTATAGACAAGCTAGAAGCAAAATTGAAAGTATTACAAAACGAAAAGAAAAGTTAAGTTCTTGACTTCAAGTACTAAACATGTTATAATACGTCAATACAACTAAGGAAAACTAAATGAGTAGAATTTTAACATTAGATAATAAGGCGTTCAATTTGAACGAACTGCCCGAAGAGGTAGAGGAGGACGCTAGGTTTAGTGTACTAGATAATAGTGATCCAAGTAATCCTGACTTCTTCTTCATGCCTTTAATATTTTTAGAAAGTTTTAACAGTCCAGCAATACTAATGAATATCGGAGGATACGAAATTCAAATGCCTTTGGATTGGTGTATGCTAATTGGAGATAGCGATTGTGCTACAGATCCAGAGGTGTTACCACTAACAAGTATTAACGAAAGAGGCTTCGAAGCGTTCTGTATGAATCCAATTAAAGGTTACAGATCCGACTTTCAACCAGTAGAAATAGTAAACATATACCAAGATGTAAGATGGTATTTTCCAAAGATGAAAAATGGACAATTATTGTCAGTACCATTACACGATGAAGAAAATCCTCCATGTGTTTACTTTGTTAAAGAGATTAGTAGACAGTCAGAACAAGTTGAATTGAGCATCTTACTCTGATAATTAAGTATGTATATTAAAATATCTAGGAGTATAAAATGGGTATCAAAGCAGGAAAGATTTGGGGTAACACAGAGTTAGTCCATGCAAACGGTGTACTAGAGTTTCACCGCATTGAATATAATAAAGGTTTTAAGTGTTCTGAACACGAACATCAATTTAAGTGGAATGGCTTCTTTGTTGAGTCAGGCAAGATGTTAATACGTGTTTGGCAGGACGGAGAACAAAAAGGATTAGTTGACGAAACTATTCTTGAAGCTGGAGACTTTACGCAAGTGAAGCCCGGCAAGATCCATCAGTTCGAAGGACTTGAAGATGGTGTAGCATTTGAGCTATACTGGGCAGAGTTCAACCACGACGACATTGTGCGTAGAACTGTTGGTACTAAGACATAATGAAAAAACTTGGCATCGTATCAACATTTAGTGATAACGGGTATCACGAGTATGGCAGACACTTTGTAGAAAGTGTAAGAAAGTTTGTTGATCCTAATATCACTGTTTACATCTATGTAGACAACGTTGAGATTGATAATCCTCCGGCTAACTTTGTTATTAGAAAGTTAGAACCGTCAGTACCAGAACTTACAGAATTTAAAAAACGTAATGCACATAGAGTGCCTGGTAAGTTTATCTATGATGGTGTAAGGTTCAGTCACAAAAGTTATTGTATTTGGCATTGTGCAAATAATGCCGATGTAGATACACTGTATTGGATTGATAGCGATGCTGAAATTTATAGTAGTATCAGTGAAGACTACTTAAAAGGATTTTTGCCAGAAGGGTTATTCACAAGTTATCTTGGAAGACCACACTATACAGAAACAGGATTCCTTGCATTTGATTTAAATCATAAACATGCAACAGAGTTCTTTGATGTATGGAAAGAATATTATACACACGATACAATTTACGATCTCGCAGGGCAATTAGATTGTCATGCATTTGATGCTGCAAGAGAAAGGCTGGAAAAAGAAGGTAAGATACACAACTATGATATTGCACGTATACGCTTTCCAGAACTTGGCAAAAATCATTTCAATGCAGCACTTGAACACCATATTATACACTACAAAGGTGATCGTAAATTAAAGAGAGACGAGCAGTTAGCTCGTGCAATTAAAAGAATGAAGAAGGGAAAAAGGTGATTAAATTGGCGACGAAAGGACTTAACGGACTTAAGAATAAGTCTGAAAAACAATTCATACAAGAAATGGTTAGTAATCGTAGTGCTATCGTAAGAGAAGAATCTGTCTATGTTGTTGACATGTTTGAAAACGGCGAACTTATTGAGAGCAGAGCAGTTACTGGTCACAGCAAAGCATATGCTGAATCTTGTGCAGAGAATTGGAAAATTGGCGTAATTAAATGAAGATAGTATTGACTGGACACAAAGGCTTTATAGGAAGCCATTACTATGATTACATTAAAGATAGTAATGATGTAGTTGCATATGACTTAGTGTCTGGTCAGAATCTTTGTGATACTGATATTGTTAAACAAATGCCAGCATGTGATACAGTGATACACATGGCAGCAACAAATGGTACTAGACTATTTTACGAAACTCCTACACAAGTTGCATTTAATAATACACTTCCAACATTTAATTTAATTGAACATTACATTGGAACCGATACAAAGTTTGTGTTTACTAGCACATGTGAAATATTTAATGGAGCAATTGACAAAGAAATATATCCTGTTCCAACAGACGAAAATGTTCCTATTCATTTCGAAGACATTTTAAATCCAAGATGGAGTTACAGTATACCTAAAGCACTTGGTGAAAATTTAGTATCTAATTCAGGACTACAATGGTTAGTAATACGTTACTTTAACATTTACGGTCCTAGACAAAAAGATCATTTTATTAGTGAGTTTGTAGAGCGTGTTGCAAAAGGCGAGTACTATATTAAAGGCGATGATACACGTAGTTTCTGTTACATTGATGACGCTGTTAAACTTACACACGAAGTAGTAGAAAAGCATAGCAATGAAATTATAAATGTAGGCAGGCAAGAAGAGAATAAAATTTCAGATGTAGCAAAAATCATTATGGACATTATGGATGTAGATCCTAATAAACTTGAAATAATGCCAGGACCAATAGGCAGTGCAAAGCGCCGTTGTCCCGATACATCTAAATTACTTAAATTAACGGATACCTTTAGTTACACACCATTAAAGGTAGGATTAAAACATACAGTGGAGTCATTATTATGAAACTAGGAATCATTGGACTTGGTACAGTAGGGTCAGCAAACAAAGCAGGATTTGAAAGCATTGGACATGAAATTGTTGGACACGACATTACACTTGATACACAAATTACAGATGTATTCAACACAGAAATTACATTTGTTTGTGTACCAACACCAAGCATGGATAACGGAGACTGCGACACAACTATTATTGAAAGTGTAATAGATGAACTTGCAGAAATTAATTACAAAGGTATTATTGCTATTAGAAGTACGGCAGTACCTGGCTTTACACAAAGCATGATTGACAAACATAAAAACTTAACAATTGCTTTTGTTCCAGAGTTTTTACGTGAACGTTGTGCATTAGATGATTTCCTTAACAATCATAAACTACTTGCAGTAGGTACACATGATATTTGGGTACATAGAAAAATGGTTGACTGTCACGGAGAATTACCACAGAATGTAGTACACTTAACACCTAATGAAGCAGAAGTACTTAAATACTATAATAACGTATATGCTGCTGTAAGGGTAACGTTTGCTAACGTAATGTACGAAATTTGTGAGAAGTTAGACTGTGATTACAATACAATTAAGAATGCATATATTAAAACAGGAAAAGCAATCGATATGTACTTAGACGTTTATCCTGAACTACGTGGCTATGGCGGAATGTGTTTGCCTAAAGATACAAAAGCTCTTGCATCATTAATTAAAAAACTTGACTTACCATTTAATTTGTTAGACGTTGTTACGGAGGACAACAGCAAAGTAAAAAAGACTGTGTTTAATGGGATGAGAGAAAATTAATGTTTAGTAAAGTAACGCAATGGGCAGATGTATGTAAAATACATTGGAAAGAAATTGTATCCCTTGCTATTGCTTTACATTGGCTTATGGATTTATTAATTATTATACCATTGTCATTGGCATTAGGTTTTTTCTTTGGCATTCAGTTCGGAGAACATTAATGGATCATCCTATTGTTGAAAATATCCAAGATTTAGTAGTTTGGCCTAAGGGTACACACCCGCACATTCTAGACATAGGTGCAAACATAGGACAATTTGCAACAGAGATGAGAATGTTATTTGGTAACGCACACATATATTCTATCGAAGCAAATCCTTACTGTGAATTAAAACTAGGAAAAAAACAAGCCAATGGACATATTGACGAGTACCAAATAGTTGCGCTTGGCAAAGAAGAAGGCGAACTAGATTTTTATTATTCTGAAAGAAAGCCTGCAGGCAAAGGCGCAAGTTTTTACCCAGAGATACAAGGCAAAGATTTAATAACCATGCAAGTGCCTGTAAGAAGATTAGATGATATATTGTCAGACAGACATTTCCACTTAATTAAAATTGATGTACAAGGTGCAGAAAAAGATGTTATTGACGGAGGAAAAATATTGCTAGACAAAGCAAAGTATGTTATACTTGAACTTGCAATTAAGCCTTACAACGAAGGAGCACCAACAGGATTACAAATGATAGAACTAATGAACAGTATAGGATTTGGATTGACTAACTGTATCACTGAACACAATAACGGTGAACAAGTATTACAAATAGACGGATTGTTTGAAAAAGGAATAGACAACGCTACAAAACCCATGGAGTACTTTGATGTATAAATTACACTACGAAAAACAAGTCTATTCACAGCATGGAGAAGATGGCATTATAGAAATGATGACCAATTCTATTATAAATCCAGACAAAACATTTTTAGAGATTGGATGGGGCGATGGCGGCACTAACATGACCAATTACTTACAATATGATAAAGATTGGAGTGGTGTTGGTGTTGATGCAAGAGAAAATCCTAAAGGTAAAGAAAGATTTACAGACAAGTTTAAGCATATAGCATCTAAAGTTTACCCACACAATGCACAACAGTTTATGAAAGAAGTACCTTACAATTGCGACTTTTTTAGTTTAGATATTGATAGTTTCGACTACGCTATTGCACACGAATTGTTTTTAAACGGAGGTTTTAGACCCAAAACAGTTTGTGTAGAGTTTACAGATCAGTTCGGTCCTAACGTTACTGCAAGTTTTCCTCATGTGCCAAGTATGCCATGGAAAACAATTAGGAAAGGAAAGTTAACTACATCAGGTTGTAGTTTGCAGAAGTGGAAACTTTTCTTTGAACATTTTAATTACTCGTATTTTGGATTTGATACTAGTAGCACTAACTGTTTCTTTTACAATGCACAAGAACTAGTTCCAGCACATTTAGAAAATTTACCGATACTATCAAATGCAGATTTACAATATTCCGATGATAGCAAAATGATAGAACATATTAATCATTCGGCTGCTTGGAAACCGTTGATGGAAGAAATTTATACTAGCGATATAGGATTATGAAAACCAACCAGCAAAGGAAAACTATATGTTACACAAAATCAGTGATATGTGCAACAAGGTCGAAGTCATCTATAGAAAGTCTGAAGAGTTAAGAAAACTAAAGTATGACACACCTAAAGAAACACGAGATGAAACACAAGTCGAATTTCTTATACAGGACATTCAAACCCTGTGTAGAGAGATTAGTTTTGATCGTGGTGAGTACAGCAAATGATATCAGCTGAATATCAAGAAATGCTTTCGCTTATACATAGCGGAACAAAGTTTGGAAAGCGTTCTAAAATACCCGAATATCTAAAAAGATTTATTTCCAAACAATCAATTAGATCTATGATTGATTTTGGTTGTGGTAAAGGACAACTACTTGATGTTCTAAAACACAACTACCCCACTATCGATATTATGGGTTACGATCCTGCTAATCCAAAATTTAATGTTCCTCTAAAGAAAGTTGATTTGATATTCTCAACCGATGTTTTAGAACATATAGAGCCCAATCATTTAGATAAAACACTTGAAGAAATTAAAGAACATAGTACACACATATACCATTTAATTAGCTGTGCGCCAGCCAAACTTATACTTCCAGATGGACGAAATGCACACCTAATACAGCAAACACCAGATTGGTGGAGGCAGAAACATTTGGCTTTGGGATATGAAATAATCAAAGAAGAATACAGAGAATTTAACAAATATTCAAAACAACTTGGCAAAAATATACCAGTTAAGAACTATTTCATAATGGCTAGGTTATCATAAAAAACTCTTGCATTTATTTGCATAAGATAGTACAATATAACTATGATTAGACTTTTACTTGTAGCCATAATTCTATTACTTCCTGCATGTGGAACTACAGTAGCCGTTTTAGATGTTACTGCTAGTACAGCCATATATGCAGGTAAAACAGTAGTAAATACGATAGATATGATTACACCAGATATTGTTAATAAGGACTAGAATGTCAAAATTAAAACTAAATGAAATCCTTGCATCTGTTGATATGAATGCAAAACATATATGGGACGAGCTTACAGAAGAGCAACGTAAGAGTGTTGTATACTTCACGCTTAACCGCTATATAAGCAACGTACAAGGGTCTAGAGAACTAAAGGAGCATTATGTACTGCTAGGCAACGAACGCTTTAATAAGAACCTTTTCCTGCTGTTAAACAAGCATAATAAATTGCTATGGCAACTTGCATGTAGTTGCGGTCAAGAAGAAAAGAATATTCATAGACATGAATGGCTAGGACTCAAAAGAGAGAAGAACAAAAAAGAAGAATTTTTAAAGAAGATATTTCCAAACATGAAGAGTGCAGATATTTCTGCATTGGCAGCAATATCAGATAACAAAGAAATTAAAGATCACTGTAGAGGTCTTGGTTGGGATAAGAAACAGATAGATGCAATTAAGTTATAAATGTGATTACTGCGGCAAAGCATTTGCAAAGGAGAAAACTTTGTTTGTGCATGTATGCGAGCCTAAAAGAAGGCACATGGCAAAGAACGAAAAGCATGTGCAATATGGCCTATTGACATTTAGAAAGTTTTATGAATTTAATCAGCCGACAGCAAAGCCTAAAGATTTCGATGCATTTGTTAGTAGCCCATACTACAATGCATTTGTTAAGTTTGGTAGTTTTATGGTTAATACTAATCCTATCTACCCAGAAAGATTTTTAGAGTTTGTAGTTAAGAGCGGCATTAAATTAGATCATTGGTGTAGAGATGAATTGTATGACACATACATAAAGGAATTATTAAAAATAGAACCAGCTGATGGTGCTATACAACGTAGTGTAAAAACTATGATGGACTGGGCAGATAACAACGAAGCAGAATGGAATCATTACTTTAGTTACTGTAATTTAAATAGAGCAACACATGATATTAAAGAAGGAAAGATTAGTCCTTGGATATTATTAAATTCAAAGGCAGCCAAGGACATGATGCAAAACATGTCAGATGAACAATTAAATATTATTGGGCCTGTTCTAGATCCTAAGTACTGGATGATTAGATTTAAGAAACTTCCAGCAGATGTAGAACTAGTAAAAGAAGTAATTAAAGAAGGTAACATATCGTGACCAAGAAGAGAAAATTATTAAGCGGAAAAGAAGTACCACAACTTGAAAGAGTTGCTAACCTTAGTATAATAACAAAGTGTCCTGAGAAGTGGAAAATTGTTGATATGGAAACAGGAGAAGAATACGTTGCTAGTGGAACACTTGAACTCTACAAGCAATGGAAAAGGATAAAATGATTTTAGCAATCTTATTTTTACTATCATGCTACGTACTACCGATATATATGTTAGTAAAAATGAATAACGAAGAACCAAAGTAATGCCAGATATAGATATAGATTTTGTTGACAGAGAAAAAGCACTGAAGCACTTTAAGCATATCAGAGCAAGTCGTGTTGACGATGGTAAACTAGTAAAACATAATACTGGTGTGTACATGCATGAGGTTCCTGTAAATGCTGAATTAAATTTATGTAGTGTTCCGCACAAAGAAGCAGAAGATCAAGGCTATTTTAAGTTAGACTTTCTCAATGTAAGTATATACAAAGATGTACGTGACGAAGAACACTTGCAAGAATTAATAGATAAAGAACCAGTATGGGATCTATTAATGCATGACGATTTTACAGATTTATTGTTCCATGTTAACGGACACGGCGATATATTACGCAAGTTAAAGCCGACTAGTGTAGAGCAACTAGCAGCCGTGCTTGCCATTATAAGACCTGCTAAACGCCATTTAGTAGATGAAAGTTGGAATACTATTATGCAAGAAGTGTGGGAAAAACCAACAGACGGAGCATACTTTTTTAAGAAGTCACATGCAACTGCATATGCATTAGCAGTTAGAGTACAGATGAATTTGCTGTCAGAAGTAAAAAAATGAGATATTTGATTATATTAATACTGTTATCAGGTTGTGCTGCAAAGGATTTAAATTTAAATCCGTGGACAACAATATTAAATCAAATAATAAAGGCAGAGGGAAACAAGAAATGAAACACGTAATAGCATGGTTTGGATTAGCGTTACCTTGGTTGCTTATGTGGCAATTTGGTTTTGCATACGAAACTTGCTTTGGCGATAGTTGTTATTATATTGTAGATATAATTATGATGACTTCGTTGGTTGTTGGTGTAATCTATTTCCTTTGGGTATACAGAGAACAGTATAGAATTTTTCACAAGTATGCAAGTATGGTAAAAGATTGGTTAACGCCAAATTGGTGGGCCGCAGAAGTCGCACAAAAGATTTCAGACAAAACAGGTATGCAAGATAAAGCTGAAAACTCTAGATTTAGAAAATGGCTAGACAAGAAAGAAGCGTCACTAACAGGTTGGAAATGGTTACTGTTTCAAGTTGTTCGTGCTGTAGTTGCAATAGGATTAATAGAATTAGTTTTCAATTTAATGGGAATGACTATTTTACCTTGGAGGATGTAATGAGAGTAAGTATAGATGATATCGGTGGTGTAATTGCAAAACAGGACGATCGTTATATTGTAAAAGATAATACGACACTAAAGAACTTAATCTTAAGTAGTACGTTTCTAGAAGCAAACAAAAGCACAAGCGGACATAAACACGAAGGACAGGAAGAAGTTTACTTCTTTATTAAAGGTAAAGGTAAAATGCAATTAGATGACGATACTATTACTGTACAAGAAGGTGATGTTGTATTAATTGAAGATGGTGTATTTCATAGAGTACACAACACAGGCGATTACGGTTTATATTTTGTTTGTGTGTTTGATGGGAAAAGGAATCATTAATGGAAAATTTTATTCACACATTTCAAGTAGGCGAACAAGTATGTGATGACCTAGTTGCATATCATGCCGAGAAAGATGAATACAAATCTGCAGGAGTTGCAGGCGGCCAAGTAGATCATAATATTAAAGAATCTACAGATGTAATTTTTTACAATAGCAGTACTGATCCAAGAATACAACGATACTTTCAACAATTGCAAATGGGTTATGATCAATATATTGAAAAGTATAATTTACAACATTTGTATCTTAAGACAGAGGATCATAATTTATTACAGCACTATCCAGTAGGAGGCGGATTTAAAGTTTGGCACTTCGAAAGAGATAGAGGTGACGAAGCACGTCAGTTAGTTTACATGACATATCTTAATGATGTACCAGACGGTGGCACAGCATGGAAGTACCAAGACTTTGAAATTGAAGCAAAGAAAGGCTTGTCAGTTATATGGCCAAGTGACTTTACTCACACGCACAAAGGTATAGTTTCTCATACATCTGAGAAGTGGATTGCAACCGGTTGGTTCAATTATTCATAAAATAAGTGTTTTTTATATCTTTATATAAATAGCTCGTATGGGGTAGAAAATGTCTTCTACTCGACAATAATTCAGGAGAAAAAGGTGGTAAGATTTATCAATGAGTTGAGAGCTCGTTGTACTGGCGATACGTGTGACCGAATCGCAGAAGCAATACTTATGGTTGGAACGTTCATCACAATGTATGTGGCGATGCTTCCGATCATTTAACTAGAAGGTTTTCTAACTAGCGTAATTGACTTACGTTTAATCCTCTTTGTAATGATAGCATTAAGACTGGTAACAGGGCCTAGTATGACCTGGACATCCTTGCTGGTGAAGTTTCTAATAGCGTACTTAAAAGGTTGGATTTCATTTGATAAAAAGATATTAATAGGAATTTGTCTGTTACTTTCCCACCACCATGCTTCGCCTAGCTCAATAAATTTCTCCTGATCTTTCTTGGATTTTAAATTTTCGTAGTCGTAGAATGATGTAACATTATTGTCTTGATTTATGATGATTCCGACGTACTCTTTTTCGGCGTGTTTTAGAACGCTTATGAACGGAAAGTTCTCTTGTAAATTGTCAGTTATTCTCATTTTTTAGTTTGTTCTCATTTCGATAAATATACACATGCAAAGTCATTCAATATATTTATATCCAAATCTACTCGATGTCTACGATAATGGCATCGACGGTACTTGGAAAGTGGAGAGAAAACGTATGGTATACAATCGAGGGCTGATGGCTTATCGTAGTGTCGATAATAGAATTGATCTACAGATAAGAAACAGCGATGAAAAGAAATACAACATAACTGGTTCTACAGTTGTGTTTAATATTATAAACAAAGAAAATAGTGATTTAGTTCTTAGTAAAGACTGCTCAGTAGACGACTTAACAACTGGTAGAGTATATGTTATACTAACAGCAGACGAACTAACAGAACTAGAGCCAGGTTTTTATAGCTATAGCATTACTAAAGAAGTAAGACAAACAGTTGACTCCACCGACTATAAAGTTACTTCAAGGTCTCCGCTATACTTTGATCCACACTACGGTGCAATGGGTAACTTAGAAATTATGGGTGACGTCTTAGGAACTCCTTACAATACTATAGAAGTTTATAAGTTTAATAAGGACATTGACTGGGATAGTCTTGCATATATGTCAGACGATACAGAACAGTTCAAAAATCCAAGACCAAATTATAATCAAACTAATACTTCTAATAATGTGTTTGATGAATTACATTACAGTAGTATAATTGATCTTAAACCCAATATGCAAACTCCAAGCAGTTTACATACCTTACAGTTTTATTTTAAAAACTATACAGGGACAGTAGAAATACAAGGCAGTTTGGCAGACGGTGGTACTCCAAGTGCAGATAGTTGGTTTGTTTTACAGACGTTTGACATCACAAGCACAGATAGTAATATATTCAAAAACCAAACTGGCAAGTATAATTGGTTTAGGGTTAAGCATTGTCCAACTCGAGAAAACGCAGGATCTTTGGATAAAATTCTAGTAAGATAGGTTGACATTACCCGCAAAGATGCTATACTAATACTATGACTCTGGTATTAGATAAATTCCGAACACTCGTGCCTTCACGTGCCAAGACTAGTCCTTCAGGTTGGACGAGTTTTAATGCACCGTGTTGTTCTCATCGAGGTCATTCTCAGGACAAACGTAAGCGTGGCGGTTTGAAATTTGATATGGGTGTGGTATTCAATTGCTTCAACTGTAAGTACAGTGCAAGTTGGGAACCAGGTAGACCTTTATCAAACAAGTTCAAGAATTTATGTAGATGGTTAGGTGCTAACGATGACGATATCAATCAAATGATATTTGAAGCACTTAAAACTGAATCACCAGAGTACACTCCGAGAGAAGTTTCTAGCACAGTAACGTTTACGCCTAAAACATTACCAGAGGGTGCTTTAGCAATACGTGATTGGTTAGAAGCTGATCTCAACGAGGACGAAGAAGCCAGTTTAGCAGAAGTAGTTAAGTATCTACTAGAAAGAGATTGTGATCCTGTTAGCAAACACTTTTATTGGACACCGCTTGAAGGATATAAAGATAGAGTCATTATCCCATTTTGGTACAAAGGAAGTATTGTAGGATCAACTGCTAGGAAAGTTAAAGATGGCAGACCTAAATATATTTCCGATCATCACCCTCACTTTGTCTATAACATTGACGAACAAAAGGAAGATCAGAAATATATATTTGTAACTGAAGGACCGTTTGATGCACTATCTATTGGTGGTGTTGCATTACTTACTAATAATATTCACGAGCAACAAGCAAGGATTATTAATAGTTTAGGTCAAGAAGTAATCGTTATTCCAGATCAGGATAGTGCAGGTGTTGAGCTCATTAACAAAGCTGATGAGCATAATTGGCATGTTGCATTTCCTAACTGGGATAGTGATGTAAAAGATGTTGCTGATGCAGTTAAACGTTATGGTAAACTGTTTGTACTAGTTGATGCAATGAAGACCGCGGTGCAAGGTTCTATTAAGTTGAACGTTGCTAAAAATAACTTTGAACATAAGTTGGAGACAGCGTAATGAAACGTATCAAAAATTGGTTCATACATAAATGGGACTGGCTTGTTGAAAAGTATTATGCTTGGAAACTAAAGCGAATGAATAAGAACAAAAAAGACCCATTCATCTACAAGTAAGAGATCGCTATGGTAGAAAGGATTCTTGAAATGAAAAACGAAGTACAAGTAGGAATATTTGAGGTAATCAAAAACCTACTAAAAGGTAACAGTGTTGTACTAGCAGTAATTTACACTATGGGACATTTTGTTATCGCAATGACAGTTGTTAGTATAATGACTGACGCAAGTATATGGGAAGCTGGTGCTGTTGCACTTGTTGAACCCAGTCTAAACGGATTGTGGTTTTACGCACTACATTCATTATGGAAAAAATATAACACATGATCAGTTGGGGGATTTCAGCTAACAGTCACGATGCGGCACTTGCTGTATTCAAGAACAAAGAACTTTTGTTTGCGAGTCACAGTGAGCGTTTCAGTGGTGTTAAGAATGACCCCCATCTTGATAAAAATTTAATAAACTATGCTCTCCATTATGGTGAGCCCGACGAGGTACATTGGTATGAAAACCCAATTAAAAAATCTTTACGACAACTTTATGCAGGCCAAGGATGGAATTTCGGAGACAACAATATACGAAAATACCTTGATAGGTATGGAGTGGATTGTCCTGTCAATTATACTAGCCATCACAGGAGTCACGCTGCTGCTGGTTATTATACCAGTGGTTACGATAATGCTACTATTTTATGCATTGATGCGATTGGAGAATTTGAAACGCTAACCATTTGGGAAGCAGAAGGCAATGACATGTATCAAGTGTGGAGTCAAAAGTTTCCACACAGCATTGGACTTTGGTACAGTGCAATGACTCAACGTATTGGTCTTAAGCCTAACGAAGATGAATATATCTTAATGGGTATGGCTGCATATGGAGACAAAGGAAGACTCTATCACGATATAATGGATCAGTTCATTGACGTTAATTTTAATAATAAAAACTTAACTGTTAGACTAAAACAAAATTTACATAGAGGTTGTAAGAGTTGGAGACCCGATCTTACTACTGAACAAGACATGTATGATATTGCTGCCGCTACGCAATTGATATATGAACAAGCATTACTTGAAATGCTGTTGTATTGCAAATATACATGCAAAAGTAAAAACTTAGTGCTAATGGGAGGCTGTGCATTAAACTGTAGTGCAAACGGCCAAGCAAAAGAATTGTTTGATAATGTTTGGATTATGCCTAATCCTAGTGACGCAGGTAGTGCAATAGGTGCTGTTCTTTCAAACTATAACGAACATATAGAGTTTAAATCGCCTTACTTAGGGTATGATATAAAAGGTAAGTATCCAGTTGAGAATACACTTAACGCATTGTTATCCTCCGGTATCTGTGGAGTTGCTAACGGTCGTGCTGAATACGGTCCTAGGGCTCTTGGCAATCGTAGTTTGTTTGCTGATCCAAGAGGAGAACATACAAAAGATAGGGTCAACGATATTAAACACAGACAGAAGTTTAGGCCATTTGCACCAGTTGTCCTTGAAGAACATGCTAACCAATTGTTTGATGGTCCAATGGGGCCTTACATGCAGTATACTGCCAAATGTAGAGATACAAATAAGTATCCTGCAATAGCACACGTAGATGGTACATCAAGAGTCCAAGTAGTTAATAAGAAGCTACACACGGGCTTGTATGAGCTTCTAAGACGGTGGAATAGCGCCACAGGATGCCCTATGTTGTTAAACACAAGTTTAAATATCAAAGGAAAACCTATGGTAAATGACAAAGTGGACGCAAAAGAGTTTGCTCTAAAGTATGGAGTGAGTGTATACTAATAACATAATTACGTATGAGAGAAGATAAAATGACTAAGAGAAAGAGAAATAAATTTGAGAGAAAGTTAGATGAATATAATCATACAATGGAATTGATTAGAACCATTGTTCCGATTATTGTTTTGGGCTTACAAATTTATATTATAATAGAGTTAATAAAGTAATGGCAAAAAATTACGATTACGAAGTACAGAAAGTTTATCTGGAAATGATGCTGGCAGATGCAGAAACATTTGTTAGGTGTCAAGGTATCTTTGATAGCACTTTGTTTGATAGAAAATTACAAGAAGCAGCCGAGTTTATGAACATGTATACTAAACAGTATAATGTGTTGCCTGACTATGAAATGGTTAATGCAAGTTGCAGAACAGATTTAAAACATCCAGGTGATGTCAAAGAAGGACACACAAACTGGTTAATGGATGAGTTCGAAAGTTTTACAAGACACAAAAGTTTAGAACGTGCAATTTTAAAAAGTGCTGACTTGCTAGAACAACATGAATATGGTGAAGTTGAAGGACTAGTAAAAGAAGCAGTACAAATTGGTCTAGCACGTGACATGGGTACAGATTACTTTCTAGATCCTAAAGCAAGACTTATGGGACTTAAAGACAAGAACGGACAGGTTACAACTGGTTGGGATAGTTTAGATAGAAAACTATTTGGCGGATTCAACAGAGGCGAGTTGAATATATTTGCAGGTGGATCAGGTGCAGGTAAGAGTTTGTTCTTAGCAAACTTAGGTGTTAACTTTGCACTAGAAGGTCTTAATGTTGTTTACTTAACACTAGAACTTAGTGAAGCACTTGTTAGTATGCGTGTAGATAGTATGGTAACAGGTATTAGCACAAGAAACATTTTTAAAGATCTTGATGATGTAGAAATGAAAGTTAAGATGATTGGCAAGAAAGCAGGCATGATGCAGATCAAATATATGCCTAGTGGAAAGACTGCTAATGATATTAGAGCGTATCTAAAAGAATATGAGATTAAGGCAGGTAAGAAAGTAGATGTATTGCTAGTAGACTACTTAGACTTGCTTATGCCAATAGGTAAAAAGATTAGTGCAGAGAACTTGTTTGTAAAAGACAAGTATGTATCTGAAGAACTACGTAACTTAGCAATGGAACTGCAAACTGTATTTGTTACAGCGGCACAGTTGAATAGAGGTGCAGTAGAAGAAGTAGAGTTTGATCATTCACACATTAGTGGTGGACTTAGTAAGATTCAAACAGCAGATAACGTATTTGGTATTTTTACAAGTAGAGCAATGCGTGAAAGAGGCAGATATCAAATACAATTAATGAAAACACGTTCAAGTAGTGGTGTAGGACAAAAAGTAGATTTAGGCTTTGACATTGATACACTACGTATTGTAGACATCGACGAAGATGAACAAGAGTCAACAAACGGAGAACGTACAGGCAACTCAAGTATACTAGATTCAATTAAAAGAAAAACAGCAACAAGCACAGGCGAAAACAACACACCCACTGATGATCCAACAGATGGCGCATCGGTCGGTAAGATTAGAGGCAAGGTAGAATCAACCAAGCTGAGAGAAATTTTATCGAATATGGGTAGTGATGAAGAATACTAAAGTAGATATATTTGAATGGTCAGTTCCTGCAGATCAAACTGTAGACGCACAGTACGATATTGATTGGCCTAGAGTACAAAATGCAATAGGTAAAGACCATTGCACTTGGTTACTAGAACAAAAACCCAAAGACGTTCAACTGATGTTAGAAGTAAAAGGCAATGGTGTTAAGCGTCTTGTTGCAGATTTTTACGACCCTAAGGTGCTTGTTACATATCACCTAATGTGGGCTAAATAGTAGTATGCGCATTTTAGAACTACTCAACGAAGAATCCATGACTGTTAACAAGAAGTTAAATCCAGTGTTGTGGAACGGTGGCGAACTTAAATCCGAGATAACAGAAAAACTAATTGAGATTGCAAAAGTGTTTCAAGAGTTTATAGGTGTAGAACTAGATGTAGCAGACTATACACTAACAGGTTCAAATGCAAATTTTACATGGACAGAGTATAGTGATTTAGATTTACATATCATTGTTCGCGGCATGCCCAGTGACGAACAAAGAGAACTATATAATGCAAAGAAAGCATTGTGGGCAGAAGAACATAACATACGTATTAAGAACTTACCTGTAGAGTGTTATATACAGGGTGCAAAAGAACCACATCATTCAACTGGTGTGTATAGCCTAAGCAAAAATACATGGCTAATTAAACCTAAGAAAGTAAAACCAAACATCAATGATGCTGCTGTACAAGCAAAGAAAGATAGCATACAGCACGATATAGAAGCATCTTTGATATCAAAAGATTTGCCTAAGATGAGATTAGCAAAACAAAAGCTAACTAAAATGCGCAAAGCAGGACTTGAAAGAGCAGGTGAAT